TGTCATTCCATAGCTCCATGTTTTCGTTGATGTAGGCGCGGAACAACTTAATCATACTTTCTGTATGAAGCGTTTCATCCGCAATTGACCACGCAATGATTTGGCCCATGCCGCGCATCTTGCCGAAGCGCGCAAAGTTCAGCAGCATTACAAAACTGCTAAATAGTTGCATGCCTTCAGTAAAGGCGCTAAAGGCCGCAATATTTACGGCAATCTGATTGGTAGAATCCTCATTGGCTTGTAAGCTTTTAAAGAACTCATGCTTTTCCTTGGTCTGTTCGTACTCCAGAAACTCATTGTAGATAGTGTCAGGCATTCCTAGGGTTTCAATCAAGTGCGAATAGGCGGCCACATGAACAGCTTCGCGTGCCGCAAAGCTGGAAAGCATCATGCGTACTTCTGGCGCATTGAAGTGCGGCAAATAGTTTTTGACGTAGGCGCCACTAACGTCTATGTCGCCTTGCGTAAAAAACCTAAAGATTTTGGTCAAGAACTCCTGTTCATCTTTAGACAAACGATTTTGCCAATCCTTGACATCTTCCAGCATAGGCACTTCAGTCCAAAGCCAGTGCATTTGCTCAGATGCTTGGAATGCCTCAAAGGCCCAAGGATAGCTGAATGGTTTGTAATAGTCCCTAGTTGCTTGTAATGATGGTGCTTTTTTCATAGGATTACCTAGTTAGATTATACCAAGGCTTGTATCCTACATCCTTGGCTATTTGTTTTATTTTGGCCGCTAGGTCTTCTGTGACCTGTTTCTTTTCGCGCCACTTGTTGTGCATGACTACAGAAACTAAGCTGGGGGCGCAGCCTGCCAATTCCGCTACCTTGCGCCCTAACCCCTTGCGGCATCCGCAGGAACTGGTAGTACCATTTATCAGATTACTGCGTTGTACTACAGTGTGTTGGCCGCACACCTTACAAAGACAGCGCCAGAAGGCGCCCCTGCGCGGGTGTGTATGATGTACATCTAGCGCCACCAGATGCCCAAATTCTTCGCCCACCAAATCATGCAGAATCGTGCGCCCACCTTTGCGCGTACAGCCGCAGGACTTGGAGGCACCATTTCGTACAGCAGACAGCCGCGCTTCTGCCACACGGCCACAATCACAGCGGCACATGGCGTACCTGTGCGTGTTGCGAATAATGCCAATACTGAGTATTGTCCAAGAGTTGAACTTCTGGCCTTCAAGCTTGGATAGGTCTTCAGAACGGCGGCACCCACAGCTTTTGGACTTGCCGCTAGTTACTGAATCGGCCCGCACATGCAGTATGCTGTTACAGACACAACGGCAGCGCCAGTGCGTCTTGTCTGATTTAACGATGTTGGGCGAAGATTTACCTAGGACTGTCCAATAGCCGTACTGCTGATTAACATTAGTTAATTTTTTCAATTGCGCCCCCTCTAGTGCAATTAGGATTACAGATTAGCCTTCGCAGGCAATACAGACATCTTCCTCAGTAGATGCCAACTTATGAATAGCTTCTTTGTCCGCAATCAACTTGTTTTCTTCCTCAATGCGCTGCCGCGCTATTCTTGTACCTACGGCGTCAGCCTTGCGCAACTTATCGCTGCGACAATAATACAAACTCTTTAGGCCAGCTTTCCAAGCCAAAAAGTGGCAAGCATGCAAATATTTTATATTTGTGTCTGGCGCAAAGAATAAATTGAGCGATTGGCCTTGGTCGATAAACTCTTGGCGATGGGCCGCCAATTCTACCAACCATGCTTGGTCTATTTCATTGGCCGTCTTGAAGATGTCGCGCACATCTTGCGGCAATTCATCAACAAGATGCTGTACAGATCCGCTATTGGCCGTAATGCTGGCCCATATTTCTTCAGTGTCTAGTAGATTGTCCGCCAACCATTTCTGTAAAAACTTATTGCGCTGAATATAGGCGCCGCTAAGTGTGTCTTGGCGGAACACATTGGCGCGAAATGGCTCTATGGAAGGGCTTGTATTGCCCATGATTAGGCTTGTAGAAGCATTGGGCGCAATGGCTGTCCAGTGGCTGAAACGCCGTGGTATGCCTGCTTCTTGGGCGTCCTTGCATGGGCCACGCAGTTCGCACAAAAGGGCGTCAGCGCGCTTGCATTCGGTTTGTATGTGTTTAAACATCTTGCGGTTAATGGAAATGGCGGCCACGCTTTCCAGCGGCACAAGATTCTTTTGTAGGTAAGCATGAAAACCTAGGGCGCCTAAGCCCACTGATCTTTCGCGCAGCGCAGAATACCTAGCGCGCACAACAGAAGGCGGCGCTTCCGAAATAAAGAAATCTAGGACATTGTCTAGCATTTCCATAATGTCTGGAATGAACTGCGGCTCATTGCGCCATTCATCAAAGTATTCAAGATTTACAGAAGATAGACAACAAACGGCAGTGCGATCCGGCCCTGTCGGCAAGAATATTTCCGTACAAAGGTTAGAGCCATGTACAGATAGGTTCTTGTACTGTAGCCATAGCGGCAACTTCTTGTTGGCCGTATCTAAAAAGATTAGATAAGGTTCGCCTGTCAGCATTCTGATTTCCAAGATTTTCATCCAAAGATACTTGGCCGAAATGGTGCTGACTACTTTTTGTGTGTTGGGCGAAATCAGTTCCCACGTATCATCATGGTTTGGGTCAAGCATGGCGGCCCTTACATGCTCCATGAACTTGTCGCTGATGTTGATGCCATGATGCAGGTTGTGCGTCCTATAGTTCTGGTCGCCTGTATGTTTGCGCATTTCCAAGAACTGCAGGATATCTGGATGGTCAATGTCTAGAAAAGCCGCATACGATCCGCGCCTTGTGCGCCCTTGCCTGTACGCTAGGCTGGACGCATCATAGACTTTTAGGTGCGGCATGACGCCTGTAGACTTTTCATCGACTTGCCGAATCTTTACATGAATGCCTACGCCACCGCCTAGCATAGACAGCCAGTTTACTTCGCTCAGTGTATCTACAAGACCTTCGGCGCTGTCCTCCAAATAGCTTAGAAAACAAGATATGGGTAATCCGTTTCTGGATCGTCCGTAAGAAAGAATAGGAGTGGAATAGGAAAGCCAATGCTTACTACTGTAATCGTATAGCCTTTGCGCATGGTCAGGGTTTGAGGAAAATATATTTGAAACATACGCCAGCCTGTCCTGTGGGGATTGTTCGTCTTCGCGCATATAGCTTTCGCGCAGGCGCGCTAGGCCCAATGGATCAAACAGATTGTCGCGTGTGTAGTCCTTTACAATGTTATTGGGGGCGTTAGGGTTCATAGATGTTCTCCGCGCTTGTGCATTTCGATTAAATCTTCAATGAAGAATTTCATCTTTTGAAGATCGTATTCTATATCGACTCCGTTTTTTTCGCCTAGGCGATAGCATGCCTTGAAGATGTCGCCACGCGACTTACTCATAGCTTTGTACGAAATAAGGTGGCGCAACTGCTTGGCATGGGGCGGCAAATCATAGTAGTCATTGTGGCCGCCAGATACTTGCTTACTAGATATAGATTCAGTCATATCAAGTACTTAACCTTGGTGGCTGTTGGCTCATCTTGCGCATCTTGCGCGTCAAGATCATCAGAATCGTCTGTATTGTCTATAATGCTTTGCGCAAACTTGCTGTCAAAGTCAGACTTCTGGCGCACAATTTCGCCCATCTTTATCAGATTTTCCAATTGGTTATCATCCGTCAAAGACGCCGTAATCAAGCCGTACATGCCAGCCATGATAGTAGTTACGTACTCCAAGAAATCTTGGTCTACATCTTCATCGTACTGAAGGCGCACCTTTGTACCTACATCGCCTTCGCCGTCAATAGTGAAGGTTATCTTGGCGCTATCAAATCCGCTCAATTCGGGCCTATTATTTTCTTCCATGCGTACTTGCCTTTTTGCTAGAACTTTTGTGTTTTTTAAATTGCTGCAGCACATCTTTAGAAGCCGCAGGTAGTTTTTCATCCAGCCATGCCGCCGCTACCCATCTGTGCGCATACAAGAAGCCATGCTTGTCGCACCAATCGGCGTAAGTGGTAGTGCTGCCTTTTCGCAAATTATTCAGCGGATTAGAAAATACAAAGCGTATATCTAGCGCCGGATACATTTCTTTAATCAGCAAATGTTTTTTGCGATCTTCCAAAGTAAATCGGCCTTTGGTTTCGATGACAATGCCATTTGGCAGCACGTAGTCAGGCGTATAGTTGCGCACTACCGCAGGCACTTTGTATGGAATGCGGATGGCTTCGTATTGCGCGTCTACGCCCAATTCCTTTAATTGTTCTGCGACCTTCATTTCTAGGCCCGAACGAAATCCCAGCTTGATTGCTGTATAGTTCCTATAGTGCATCATCAGCCTTTGTTTGATAGCTTGAATACCAATACATGCGCGGATTTTTTGCCTTAGACATGGTTTGGGGCTTGAGTTGAGCGTCAGGCCAGCAGTGTCGAATATATTGGCAAAAGCCGCATATGGCAGGCAAACGCCTGTTTCCAGTTTTCTTTCCATTGAATTCCTCTTCTATGTCATTGAAGCATTTGGCAAAGGGGGCGCTAGTGTCTTGTACAAGGCTGGCAGTTGCCCTGCAGTTTTCGATGACCTTTTGAATGTCGCGTTCCGGCATTTCAAATTCTACAACACAGACTTCCCCAGTTGATTTATTTAACACAATCCAGCCGCCCGGCTCTTTTCCTTGGCCCTTGGCGTATCCAATCAATTGGCCTACATAAC